ACCTTTAGTTGACGCACAGACAGCTACAGAGCTTACAGCCTTATCCGCTAGCATAGATAAAATGACAGACCCTAAGGCAGACTGGATAGAAAAATTAGGTGGTTTCTTCAGTGCTAACGCTGCGTGGTTAACTGGCTTAGGGGCACTATTAGCATCCGTATTTACTAGTGGGGGCACTTCAGAGGATAAAAGAAATTCCTTCATACGTGGAATAGTAGGGATAGCCGCCATTGCGGCAACTTCTTATGTCGGAGGATTAGGAAAAGCTGCTACCACCACTACTACAGCTGCCGCCTCTAAAGCTGGTGGAGGCTCTTATAATTATGGGGGTGGGTATAATTATCCGGCAAGTCCAAGCCTAACCTCAGGCCTACAAGGTGCTGCTAAAGGAGGCATTGCAAGAAGTCCTGTAATAGCTGGAGAAGGAAGAATGAACGAAGCCATTATTCCTTTACCAGACGGTAAATCAGTACCAGTATCTATGAGTGGAAATACTAATACCTCTACTAATAATATTAAAATAGCCGTTAACATTAATGGAGGCGGCCAAACAACACAAACTACAGGGGACGCTTCGGCGCAGGCAGGGGCAATGGGACGCGCGATTTCTGCAGCAGTTACCGCGGAACTTCAACGTCAAAAACGCCCAGGGGGTTTACTCAGCCCATTTGGACCTAGATAATGGCTATAGGATTTAGCGATGGAGTAGCACAAAGAGTACCAGACCGTTCTATGGCACGGCGTACTATGCCCAAAGTATTACTTGCAAATTTTGGAGATGGGTACGAACAAAGGATTCCTTCAGGTATAAATAGCCTAGGAGAAGAGTATACAGTTACTTTTAAAACCAGACCAAAACTAGATATAGATAATATGACGGCATTTTTTGATACTCAAAAAGGAACTACTAACTTTTCGTTCACTATACCTAATAGCGCGGGGGAAAAAACAATAAAAGTAGTATGTTCGGATTACAGTTTAAGTTTTGAATATGATAATTTTTACACGATAGAAGCAACTTTTAGAAGAGTTTACGAGTCATGACAGCTATTATTCAGGATCTACAAAAACAGTCTAGTACTAATTTTATAATATTATATGAGTTAATATTACCTTCTGGAGGTACATTATTTTTCCACCCAGGAGTGCAAGCTAATACAGCAAATGTAACTTTTGACGGTAATACTTACATAGCTATTCCTGCTGAAATAACTGGGATAGAAATTTCTTCTGACGGAGTTGCTAGCCGACCTACTCTAACAGTTTCTAACGTACTTACTACCTTTAAAGATGCTATAGGGGCTGGGTATACTTTTAATGATCTATTAGGAAAAAAGTTTACTAGAAGAAGAACTTTATCCGCTTATCTAGCTTCAGCTCCTGCCGTAGAATATACTAAAGATATATTTTATGTAGATAGGATCATAGATAGAAGTATAGTAAGCGTTACATTTGAGCTAGCCTCTCCGTTCGACTTACAAGGAGTACAGCTACCTCAACGTATTATTATGGCAGGGGGGTGTCCTTGGAAGTATCAAGGAGCTAGTCACGAGTTAACTGAAGTAAATAAAGAAGGGGGGTGTAGCTGGAATACATATAGCCAATTAACTATAGGAGGTACAACGTATACAAATTTTGTAAATATAACTGATGAACCGGTAGTAATTAATACAGCTAATGTCGCTACTTGGGCAGGGTCTGGCACTATTAATAATATATATAGAACAGCTCAGACGGGACTAGTAAAAATTAATAATAACGGTACGATGACACAGAATGCAAACTCAGATAATTTCTGGCAAGTTATGGTGGCTTCTACATCTAATACACCTAGCGATACTGATGCAGCGTTCAGAAGAGTTAGAACATACACTGCATACAGTAATACTACTACTTACACAGTATTTACAGATGCTAGTTATAATAGTTATGTCTCGAATACTTTTGGGGGAGGAGTTAGATTATTCAGAAAAAAATACCTTACACAAGCCAATACAGCACAAGGGGCAGATCCAGGGTACAATGATCATTGGGAGTTGGCGGATTCTTGTGGTAAAAAACAATTTTCTTGTACTCGCAGATTCCAATTTAGAGTTGCTACTTCTAATTCTCAAACAGTGCCCAATACAGTTTATGACCAAACCGTCATACTACCTTTCGGAGGATATCCTGGATCAAGACTTTATCAATAATATTATACTTTACATGACTAAAGAACTACCTAAAGAGGGGTGTGGAGTAATATTAGAAGGACCTATATTTTATCCTTGCAGGAATTCTGCCGAAGGTAATGAAAATTTTATACTGAATGATATTGATTGGATATTAGCACAGTTAAAGGGAAAAGTAATAGGAATAATTCATAGTCACCCTATTAGTTCTGCAGAAGCTAGTGAATTCGATAAAATTCAAGCAGGTAGATTCAACCTACCTTACCACATAATTTCAATGATAGATAATAGTATGGAAACTTACACACCATGAAAAAAGTATACTTAATGGGTAGATTAGGAGAAAAATTTGGTCATGAATGGGAGGCAGACTGTCAAACCGTGACTGAAATTTTTCAGCTTATAGAGTGCCAGAGCATCGGGTTTAAAAACTATATGATTAAATGTGGGGAAGAAAATGCGGGCTTTTCAATTAGGGCTGGGGGAGACATATTAGAGTTTGCAGAAGAGTTAGGCTTAAATATTAATGCAAAAGATATTTATATAACTGAGGTACCTTCAGGAGCTTCTGGGGGGTGGAAGATATTTGCAGCAGCGGTTATTATTGCGTTCTTATGGTGGAACCCCTACGGATGGGCTGCTGCTGGAACCGTAGGTGGCGGAGCCTCCTTTAGTACTGCGGCTTTTAGTAGTACTATAGGACAAATTGCTTTTGCAGTAGCTTTAAACCTAGCTATAACAGGAATAAACGAACTATTAATGCCTAGTGTTGATAAAAATAACAGTAGAGCTGGCTATTTTTTTAATGGTCCTATTAATACTGTAAAACAAGGGCAGGCTGTTCCTATATTATATGGGGAGTTAATAATCGGGGGAGCGCCCATTTCAGTTACATACACTAAAAGACCAATTAGTTCTTCTGGATTTGTATATTTATCTAGTAATACATTTACCGGGGATTTTGATGCAATATCTAACCTTAATCCTGCAGATCTAGGAGTTGCTTAATGGCTATTAATCCCTTAGATAATTATAACCCTGGAATAGGAACCCCAGAGACCCCTCAGCACGCGATTGTATACGATTTACTATCAGAAGGGCCTATAGAGGGGTTAGTCGGAGGCGTATCTGGAATATATTTAAATGGTACTCCTATAGTTGCTGCTTCGGCAATTGATTCTGTATCCCCTAGAAGATCAAATACTGCTATTTTTACAGCTGCAAATGTTAGCCTTGTGGCTAATGGGTTATTTCAAGGGATGCCTGCGGGGACTCACTATGTCATATTAGAAAGAGGGGAAGCTGCTAACTCGGCATTTTCAGGCACTGCGGGGTCAACAACTTTAACTTGTAATGGATTTTTTGCTAATTCTTACTTTACCAATAATACCAGTTTTATTTCTGCCACAACCCCGTATATAAGGGTTACCGGTCTAGGAGTAGATGGAGGCGAATATATAGGTAGATTGATATCTAGAATTGACGCTAACTCCGCAATAGTAACTCCTACCATATCTACTACAGGCTCTAGTAAAGCAGGCGGCTTAGATAGGATTACTACAACGTCCTCATGGACCTCCAATGTAGCTACATTAGCTGTGGCTCCAGCTATATCTGGTACTCATGTTCAAGTTTTACCTATAGCTATTTCAGTTAACCCTAAGTACGACGACCGATGGAACTTTAAAGATGTATGGTCGTCTTTTAGAACAGGTAGAAGAGATCAAAATCCTATACTAATACAAGGAATGCCTACTGCAAGTTATTTAACTACTATTGATCAAGAAATAAAATGGACTACAGGATGGGGAGGAAGCGCTCCTCCATACACAATTGCTGCAGCATCCCTTGGCATACCTGTAGCGTCTGAAATAGATAGATTAAAAATAACTCTAGAATTTCCTGCCGGTTTATATATTAATGGCGGTGCAAGTGGGCATATGGGGGAAATGTCTGTATTTATCCAATTGATATTTAATTATACTCAAAACGGTATACCTGTACAAGCAAGGTTATTGGGCCCTCCAAACTCTGCTCAAAGTTCTGCACCTTGGACTATAGGAGCGGGACAAAAAATGGGTGCTTGGGAAGCTATTGGAGCTACTTACCCAAGTGGATGGATATATCGTGAAGCGTTAAATTCTTTTATAGAAGAAATAGAAATACCTATTGAACAATTTAAGCCATTTACTGACTTTTCAATAACATTAAGTAGGCTAAATCCAGATATTACTAGCGATTATACTTCGGACGATGCTACTTTCTTCTCAGCTATGAGACTAAAACATGTAGAATGCCAAATTATGGATAAATTTAATTATCCTTATTCTGCTATTGCTGCTCTAGCTTTCCCAGCTGAAGGACTATCTACTCCGCCCCAAAGAGCATACCGTGCTAGAGGAATGAAAATACAAGTTCCGTCTAACTATACAACTAGGGAAGAGGGTGGTGGCGTCGCATCATATTCAGGAGCTTGGAATGGTAGTTTTAGAACTGTATACTGTAATAATCCGGCGTGGGTACTTTATGACTTAGCTACTAATAAAAGGTATGGACTAGGGAAATTCATTGATTTCATAACAGTAAATAAGTATGCTTTATATACAATAGGTAGATATTGCGACGAACTAGTCTCAAATGGGTTGGGGGGTCTTGAGGCTAGGTTTATTTGTAATGTATATTTAACTACTGCTGAAGAAGCCTATAAAGTACTAAGAGATCTATCTACTATATTTATGGGTTTACTATATTGGATGGATGGGCAATTAACTGCTGTTCAAGATAGCCCAAAAGAGCCAATATATACCTTTAGTCAGGGTAATATAATAAATGGATTTTTTTCTTACGAATATTCAGGTAGTATGACTAGATATAATACTGTGAATGTGACTTGGAACGACCCTCAACAGTTTTATCAGCAGCAAGTACTGACAGTTAATGATATTAATGATATAGTGAAACGAAATAAAGTAGTTGCTATGGATACTTTAGCTTTTGGTTGTACCAGTGAAAGTCAAGCTTCTAGAGTCGGACATTGGAATCTAATAACTTCTCAAAACGAAACTGAAATAATTAAATTTAAAACCTCTTTAAATGCAGGATTTTTAAAGCCTGGGGATATAATAAATATCCAAGATCAGCATTTAAATTCAGTACAAGCTAGTGGAAGACTGCACTCTGTTGCTAATACTACTGACGTAGTACTAGACAGAGATGTAATACTCGCTTCTGGGTCTACTTATATATTACATATAGTGTTTGATGGTCCTGGAGCCTACCTACAACAAAATACTGCTAATGTAGCTGGTACAATTTATTTTAGAGGGGATTATATTCCTAATGTTAATACTGAAATACAAGCAACTACGCTAACAGATAACGTAGGTGCACTAGTTACAGTTAGCTTTAGTCCTAATATTAGAGTAGAGAAGAAAACTATTTCTAACTCTTTGCCTTATACAGGCAACACTATCAGTGTTTCTACAGCTTTTAGCACCGCTCCTACTATAGAAACAATGTGGGTAGTAGAGAATATAACTCTTAAAAATAATATGGAACCTAAAAAATACCGTATATTAGGAATATCAGAAGAGGAAACTAATGTATTCTCTATAGTTGCGTCTAACTACTCTACTCTTAAATATGATGAAGTAGCTAGAAAAGTAAAACTAAAAGCCCCTAATTATGTTGGACCAAGACCAGGGGATAATATCCCTGTAATTTCAAATCTAATTACTGTACTAGCTAGAAAAGGCAATACTAGTGCCAATACCTTTCAAGGATATATTTATGAAGCAGTAGTATCGTGGGATGCCCCGACTGAAACTTATGTAGATAGTTCGGGGACTAGTAAGACTAGAATATACCCCCATTTAGATAGTTATGAAATACAACACGACTTAAGAAATCTTAACACTCTTACCCAACTATATGAAACTGTAAGCATTTCGGCAGGAGCCTCAACTTTAATAGTAACCAATGTAATTGAAGGCTCCTACATTATTAAAGTCAGGGCTAAAAATACGCAAGGAATATATTCTGCCTGGGTAACTGGCGTGTTTGACCTTACTGCGCGCGGTGGAAGAACCGGCTCTGGAAGTCTAAAAGGACTTATAAGAGGAGGTACGATTGACTCTGGGGTAACCTTCTTGTCAAACACTTTTAGTATTTTAGATTCAAACTATATGTTCGAATCTGAATCAGGAGTACCGGTAGTAATAACGGGGGCTACAGCTAATCAAAGCTCAGAGTCTTTTGGGGGCTTGTTAGCTAGTAATACCTATTATTTAATGTGGGATACTAGTAATACTGCGGATCCTTTAAAAGCCGTATCAATATATACCGACTCAGTAGTACTAGCTCCATTAGGGGTTACTAATACGTACTGGAAAGCGGCCTCCGCCGCAAATAATGGGTTAACCCAATTAGCGGGAACTGTTACAATTACGGGCAATACTAATATAATTACTGGAACTAGCACTTTCTTTACGAGCAACATAGCTGTGGGAAATTTAATACGACTAGGAAGTGCTAATACCGCGTACTATGCTACAGTTGCTAATGTGGCAAGCAATACTAAAGCTACTACAGTAGAAGTAATACAAAAAGCTTTTAGTGCTCAAACTATATGGAAACAATCATTAGATGTAGACTTCACTAATGACGTAATTGCAGCTAAAATTACTACCGATGGTAGTAGTATAGCTACTTTAGCCGAACAGTATATAATATCTACAGTTAATGAACCTCAAATGATTTCATTAATTGGTACTAGCCAGTTATTTTCTTACTACGCAAATACTACACTAATTGGTCCGGCTCAAATTGACTTTACTGTAAATAGACAAAACTTAACTCAAGCTACAGTGTGGAGTGTTTTTGATTCTGTAAATAGCAATATAGGAAATACTTATCTAGCTTCAAAAACTAATACTTCCGCAACTCTAAATAATGCGAGCTTTGTAAGTATAACTAATAACTCTTTTGTTAAAATACAAGTATCAGCTGACGGGTACTCAGACTATATAACTATACATAAATTAGTAGCAGGCGCAAATGGTTCTGCAGGGGCTAACGGAAGTGCAGCATATACTGTAGTAATAAGCCAAGAAGCTGTTATCGTTCCAGCTGACTATTTTGGCAATGTTACCGACTACTCTAATACAGGTACGACAATTGATGTATATTCTGGAATTACTCGATTAACCACTGATAATGTGGCTTCTTATAGTAATAATACTTTTAGAATTGCTACTTCTCCTGTAGGGACGAATATTACTGCAAACTCGGCTCCTACTTATACAACTAATACAGCTACTATTGGGGTACACTCTGCTATGACTGCAGAATCTGCTCTAGTTGCTATACCTATAACTATCACGGACTCGGTAGGTGCTACTGTAGGCCCCTTTGATGTATATCAAAATTTAAGAAAAAGCAGAACAGGGGCTAAAGCTAATAACAATCTATATAATGAAGCTAACACTTTATTAAAAGATATAGATATTCGCAATGACCAATTAGTAGTAGATACATTAGGGGGAGCTATTGATTTTAATCCTTCTTTTGAAATTCCACGGGTTAATTCAGGTAATACCCTGTCTCCTGCGGGATGGTACTCATGGGGTAATGTTGCCAACAATAATATTAGATATGTAGATGAAAATAATAGGGACGTAATAACAGGTAGTACAGTAGGGGATTCTAATAGTGTAGTAGTTAGTGCAGCTATGCGTGCCACTTTAGGCACAGCCTATGAAATAGTTTTGCTAACTAAATTAACAACAGGGATTGCAAATACCTGGATTCGTGTTTTAGAGTTAGATAGCGAATTAATAACTAATCAAAGATGGATAATGCAAAGCGGCGCTGCTAATACAGAGCCAGACGGAGTCACAGCTACTAGATCATGGGGAGATAATGGTGGAGTTGCTACCTCCAATACTACTTTCCAAACTGTTACTATGGATTATACCCCTACAGCAACAGCAAAGTGGTTTAGTGTACAAATTTTTATAAATAATACTACTTCAGGAAGTCCTAACTATAACCATGAATGGTGTGTAGTAAGAACTAAAGCTACAATGGGGGCGGGTAATGCAGGCGAAACTAAGATTCAAAATGCTAATTTTGAGTTTGGCAATAGCTATTGGACTTCTAGTAATACAGCATGGAAAATAGTAAATGATTCCGCTAATGCACATCAAGGTAACTATGTACTTACTGCAAATGCAACTATAGCTTCTAGTACTGTATCTAATGATGTATTATTTGCTATTAGTGCTAATACTCCAGTCATTTTTGGTGGTTGGTATAAAACCTCGGCTGCCTTAACAGGAAATGTAGGCTTCTTAGTTAACTGGTATAACTCCGCTTTCTCATTATTAAGCAATACAAGTATTAACGCTACTAGTGCTAATACTTCTTGGAATGAGTTACGAGTAAAAGGACTTGCACCTGCTAATGCTGCTTTTGGTAAATTTAATATATTTACAGGCGGAGTAACTGTTGGACAAATTTGGGCAGATGATTGTTTTATAGACATTAATACTGGAGCAACTGCCAATAGTGATATATTTAACCAAGCCGGGGGAGTACTAGCAGATAAAGATTTACGTAACGATTTAATTATTGAAAAAGCTATAGCAGCTACAAATTTTAATGCTTATATGAACTTTAGTCGGCGTAATCCTGCGGGTAACTTAGCTCCTGCCGGATGGTACCGTTATAATACTACTTCCGATATAACGTATGAAGATGATAATCTTAGAGATGTATTAAAAACTCCTGGGTCCGGCAATACTTTTATTGTTAACGCAGCTTTTCCTATAATACCGAGAACACAGTATGAGGTTCATTTACTTGTAAAAGATAATACCTCTAATTCTGCAGTATTTGATGTATATATGAATGAGTATGATTCAGATATAACTATATCCGGAAAAGTAGCTATAGGAGGGTCAACAAATGCAGAAAGTGAAATACTAACAGCTACCCGCGCTACTCTATTATCCGCTAATTTAGCAGCTAATACTGGGTATGAAGTGAGGACCATACTATATACCCCTACAGCTAGTGCGGAGTGGGCTAGCTTAACTATAGACGATAATGGAAGAACATTATTATTCGACTGGGCTATTGTACATCCATATTCTACTACCCCTGCTTCTGGGTATACTAATATAATTCCTGCTGGGTATGATAATTTTACCGGGATTTATGTGCCAAACGATGGGTCAGGGGGAGTCCATGCTACAGGAAATGTAGCTAACGGTGATATATCTATAACTTCCGGGGGGTATAATAGTGAATGGACTTTAAAAATAGATGGGAGTACAATAAATAACAATGCAGGGGTAGCCCATTTTAAAAATGCTCTTGTAACTTATAATATGACCTTCGCTCTAAATAGAAGATGGCTTATTATCGCTAGCGTTAAGAAAAATTTTACCGCACAAATGAAAATTAGTTTTGGTATAGCTAATACTACTAGTGTTTTTACATACGGAACAGAGTACACTATACCTACATCAAATACCTGGTATAGAGTAGCTTGGCAAATAGATTTAACTACTAATCCTTCTACACAAGGATATGTAGGACTTAGATGTAATACTATAAATAACTTAAGTTCAACTAATAATACCTATGTAGACGGAGTAGTAGTTCTAGACGTAACTGATGTCCCTACCGTAACCGAATCTACTTTTCCGGTAGAATTTATGCCTTCTGCGTACCAACAGTTATCTAATACTTACATATGGGGGGCTAGCAGGTATGCTACACAGACACAAGTTGATGCGGGCACTCTTTTATCTGTTACACTTAGCCCTAATACGCACGCTACGTATCATGCGAATCTAAAAACAGCTAATTATTTCGCCTATACAGACGGGGCAGCTACTCTGCCGAATATTGCAAGTCAGGCGCATGGTCTTGGAAAAATACCTGACTTTTTTTCAGTTA